GCTGGACGGTAGGGTGGTAAAGGCAAGGAAAGGCAAGTGGGCCACTGCTTTAATCCTGAGCCCCAAGGTAGTCGAAGCGATGATCCTAACACCGGCGCCGCAGATGAACAAAGCGCTTCAAAAACGGGAGTTAGGCAAAGTCAGAGCCGTGATTAATTCCGACCTAGGACTATATTTCAAAATGTCTTACGTGTCACATTGGTTGGAACAAGCAATGCGGGAACACCCCGGCACCACACTCTTTTATACGAGCAAGCAGATGCTCGAACTCTGGACGAATTTGAGTGTTACCGCTGCGGATAATCACGTGGTCAAGATGCCTTTGGATCAGTCTCATTTTGATTGGCAAGAAAATTTTAGAATGCTTTCAGTGGTCATGAAAGCTATCCGAGCCTTTGCACAGCGATGGGCTCCGCTACGTATCCGAGACGACATCATCAGGGTGATAGACCTCGTAGCGATCGCCATCACAAGTGGCACTGTGCAGGTGGGAAGACGTTTTATCACGATAATGAAGGGTATTGCAAGCGGGTGGAGGTGGACAGCGTTCCTAGACACAATAGTGAACTGGTCAGAGATCTACACTGCCGAGGAGTATGTCAAAGATAAAACTGAAGTAGTATGCGTGTTGGAGAAGCAGACGCAGGGTGACGACGTGAGATCGGTAACGCCAGGTGAAGGGCAGGCCTTCGCTATCTGGGAGACATTTGTTAGCATGGGCTTTGATGTCAACCCGGGTAAGTTCTTCATTTCCCGTACAGAAGACGAGTTCCTGCGTCAAGTCGGGCGAGCTGGCAACACGAGCGGATATTACGGTCGCGCGATACCGTCACTAATGTGGAGGAACCCCGTGAGCCGAGATCCCCCTAGCGGACTGAGTCGCGCGAGGGAGCAGGTGAAGGGGTGGATGACATTTCACGCGCGAGGCGCGGACTTTGAAACCGTGGTACAAGATTTGGTTGTGGATATTGAGAAAGCGAATGGCCTGTCATTTGACACCGTCAGGCGTTGGCTAGCAACACCAGCCAGTCTAGGGGGAGCCGGCTTGTTCCGATCCCTCGAAACGGTTGGTGTGGAGATGATCCAGGGTACGCAAGTGCGTCTGGGTCGTGTTGTTTCAGGCTTGCCTGGAATAGCAAAATACTTGGAGGAGGCAAAAACGTACGGTGTGCCGCAGTACGACATAAACCAGTGGGCCTTGGGCCTGGTTGA